CTTGCTGTGTCAGGCAACGGCCGGTCCCCCTGCCGGTCACCCCTCAAAGCCCCGCCATCGTGCGGGGCTTTGTCTTTTCTGGCTGATGGCGCCGCCATCGCCCTTTGCCCGTCGCCATGCGGGCTTTTTTATTTCGCCGTCTGGAGAACCGCGCATGTCGACCGAACAGCAGGTGCAGCAGTCGCTGGCCGACCTTCCCACCTGGCTGCTGATCCTGGTGGCACTGGCCGGCCTGACCGGCGAGATGTGGCGAGCCGATGCAGCCGGCATGGCGGTGGGCGAGCTGATCAAGCGTGTGCTGCTGCGCTTCGGCGCCTCGGCTGTGTTCGGGTTGGCGACGGTGCTGCTGGCCACGGCTTGGGGCTCGAGCCTGCTGACCTCGGCGGCGCTGGGCAGTGTGGTTGCTTGCCTTGGCGCTGACGTGGCCAGTGGGTTGTACTCGCGGTGGCTGGCGAAGAAGGCGGGTGTGTGTGATGTGCCCAAGCCCGGCGCCTGAAAGTGCGGGTCCTCCCTGGCCTCTTTCACCAATGCGGCGACGTAGACCGCGGATTTTTCGCAGAGTGACGGACGTATAGGGGGTTCCGCTTCCGGGGCTCTAATCCGGGCCTTTGGAGTGTTTCATGCCATCGCAGCGAGAGATTGCCCAGCACCTCGACATGAGCGAGCGCAACTGCCGCGACGTGCTCAAGTCGTTGAACATCGACTGGACTGAATCGACCCTCGACGAGATCCGCACCGCCTACATCCGCGACCTGCGCGAGAAGGCGGCGGGGCGGGGCGGCAGCCAGGTTGAGCTGCTCAACGCCGCGCGCATCGAGGAATCCACGGTCAAGGCCGCCAATGGCCGCCTGGCCTTCCACGAAAAACTCGGGACGCTCGTCCCCACGGCTGACGCTACGTTCGCACTCAGTGACTGGGCAAGCTTCGCCAACCGCGAATACCAGAGCGGTTTCGAGAAGCTGCTCCAAGAGCTGGAGAACACGATGAAAGTCAGCATTGATCGAACCACGGTGGCTCGCATTGCTGAAACTACAATCAGCCGAATTGGAGGCTATGCGGATAAGCTTGGCCGGCGCCTTGCTGGAGGCAGCCAAGCAATTCAACCCGCCGAAGCAGATAGCGACAGCTGAGTACCTGTCGACGGAGTTTTACCTGCCGCCAGAGTCCGGTGTGCTGCATGGGCTCTACGACTTCTACTACACCCCGTACTTTCTCGGCGTCGCTGCGGCGCTGGACGACCCGACGGTCACCGAAATCGACCTCATGAAGGCTGCGCAGATCGGTTGGACCTACTTCATGCTTGGTTTCATCTTCAAGCGCGTCCAGGGCCAGCCCATGCCCATCATGGTGCTGTTCGCGAAAGAGGGTGACGGCAAGAGCTTCCATGACGAGAAGCTGGTGCCAGCCGTCCAGGCGAATCCGCAGATCGGTCGCCTGATGGATGTCTCGACGGCGAAGAAACAAGGAAACCGCTGGAACCACAAGTCCTACACCGGCGGATTCCTCAAGCTGGTCGCGTCCAACTCGCCCGGTAACGTGAAGTCGACCTCGTCGGTTGGCCTGGCCATCGTCGAAGAGCCGGACGACACCAGCGACGACGTGAAGAAGCAGGGCGATGCCATCGGCCTGCTCGAGGAACGCGTCAAGCGCTACCCAGGCGCCAAATTCGTGGTCGGTGGTACGCCCTCGCTTAAGGGCTTTTCCAAGACCGAACAGCGCATCGAGCAAACGGATCGCCGCGTACTGCCGATCGCATGCCACGAATGTGGCGAATCGCATGTGCTGGACTTCCAGTACATCAGCTACCTGGAAGCCGACGACACCGCACAGCCACACGAGATATACGGTCGGGCGCTACCTGATACAGCCGTCTACGCCTGCCCGCATTGCGGTAGCACCTGGGATGACTACCAGCGCAAGGAAAACATCCGCGATACGGTCTTTGCGGCGGTTGAGCGTGGCGACCCCATGTGCGGCTGGGTGGCCACGCGGCCCTTCTACGGAAAGGCCGGCTTCGAGGAACTCAACGAGCTGTACGCGTGCCTGCCGGGCACAACGCTATCCGGGCTGGTTCGCGAAAAGCTGGCGGCAGAAAAGCTGGCCGAAAGCGGCGATCTCAAACAAATCATCAAGTTCGTCAACCAGAAGCAGGGGCGCCCCTACGAGTACAAATCCGATCTGCCGGACGCGGAGAAACTGGCAGAGCGAGTCGAGGAATATGGCGAACTGCGCGTGCCGGCCGGCGGCTTGGTTCTCACGCTGACCGTCGACGTTCAGCACGACCGCATCGCCGTCATCCTGCGTGCTTGGGGGCGTGGCGAGGAATCGTGGCTGGTTCTATGGACCGAGATTTCCGCCCAGACCGGCACGTCGGACAAGAACGACCCCGTGTGGGCCGAACTCGATCGTTTGATATTTGGCGTGTATGAGCATGCCAAGGGCTATCGGCTACGCATCAGTGCGGCCAGCATCGATGCCTCGGATGGCCAGACCAACGACGCCGTGTACCACTACGTCCGCACCCGCAACAAGCGTCTGACCAAGCTGCTGGCCATCAAGGGCGCAACCACGCTGGACGCTGAAATCCTCACCGCGCCAAGGAAGATCGACCTCAACACCAAGGCCACCAAAGCGGCGAAGTACGGCCTGCAGGTCTACATGGTGGGCACCAACAAGGCGAAAGACCTTCTCGCCGAGCGACTGAAACTCACCGGTGCGGGGCCAGGCCGAATCCACGTCTACGCCGGAGTTCGCGCGGATTACTTCCCGCAAATGTGCGCCGAAGTAAAAGCGCCAAGTCGTCGGCATTCGGGGAAGAAAGTCTGGCAACCAAAGGCGGGTGCCGCGCATGAGGCATGGGACTGCGAGACGTACCAGATCCACCTGGCGCGCTACTTGCGCCTGCACCTGAAAACCCCGGCCGACTGGGATGCGATCGAGGCTGGGCTTATGCAACCCGATCTGCTCGCAGACAACGACGTGGTGCCAGTTACTTCGGCCGACAGCCTGCCGGATGTTCCGGCAGCACCAGCCAAGCAGGGCCCCTCGCTGGCAGACCTTGGCCGCATGATGAACGGAGACGACTGATGTCGACCCAGCAGCAACTGAACGAAGCTCGCAACGCGCTGCACCGGCTGATCATCGGCGAAAGCATGGTCAGCCTTCAGCGCGATGGCAAGCGGGTGGAGTTCGCCCAGGCCAACCGCGGCGATCTGGAACGCTACATCGCCCAGCTCGAGGGCCAACTCGGCCTCGGCCAGCCCCGGCGGCGTGGCCCCGCAGGAGTAATCGCATGACAGCCGTCCAGATCCTGCACCCCAACGGCTTACCCGCCCGGGCGCAGATGAGCAGCTGGCAGGGCGCCGGGGGTGGCTTCGGAGGCCAGCTGGAACGCTGGAAGCCGGCCTTGAAAACGCTGGACGCCGCACTGCTCCCGCAGCTCGACCTGGGTAACGCTCGGGCCGAGGATGTCACCCGCAACAACGCCTTCGCCGCCAACGGCGTGCAACTGCACGTCGATAACATCGTCGGGCACCTGTTCCGCCTCAGCTACAAACCCCGCTGGCGCCGGATCGGCATCAGCGATCTGGACGCTCGGGCCTTCTCCCAGGATGTCGAAGCCTGGTGGACCGAGTATGCAGAGGACCCCATCGGTTGCTGGCTGGATGTCGAGCGCAAACGCACCGCCACGATGATGGTTCGCGAGGCCGTTGCCACCCACACCCGCCTGGGAGAGGTGATGGCGGCGGTAGAGTGGCTGGAGCGCTCCGGTACACCGATGCGCACCGCGATCAAGATGGTCAGCCCCAAGCGGGTCAGCAACCCCGGCGGCCGTGCTGACACGGCCACGCTGCGGCACGGGCTCGAGTTTGATCGTGGCGGCGCCATGATTGCCGCCTGGGTCCGGCAGAGCGGCAGCGGTGGACTTGGCCTTGGCAATGGCATGAGCAATGAGTGGCGGCGTATCGAGCGGGAAACACGCTTTGGCCGGCCCAAGTTCATCCACGTATTCGAGCCCACCGAAGATGGGCAAAGTCGTGGAGCCAACCAGTTCCTGGCCGTGCTCGAACAGTCGCACATGCTGCCGAAGCTGCAGCACACCAAGCTGCAGAACGCCATCGTAAACGCGATGTACGCCGCTACCATCGAAAGCGAGCTCGGCACCGAAGCGGCCCTGGAAATCATCGGCGCCGGAGAGGGCGGTACCAACAACATCGTCAACTACCTCATGGCGGTGAACAGCTTTCACAACGGCTCCAAGCTCGCACTCAACGGCGTGAAAATCCCGCACCTGTGGCCGGGTGAAAAGCTCAACCTGCAAACGAGCGGCAACGTCGACAACGGCTTCACCGACCTGGAATCCAGCATCCTGCGCTGGATGTCAGCAGGGCTGAACGTCCCGTACGAACCGTTTGCGCGTGACTACCGGCAGAGCACCTACAGCAGCGCCCGGGCCAGCATGATGGAGGGCTGGCGTTACTACATGGGCCGTCGCAAGGTCATCGCCTCGCGCTTCGCCAGCATGCTCTTCGTCGTAGCGTTCGAAGAGGCCCTGCAGCGCCGCGAGATCACCCTGCCACGCAAGGCGTCCCGCGGCTTCTACGAAGCCAAGGCCGCCTGGTGCAACGCCGAGTGGATCGGCTCCGGCCGCTTGGCCATCGACGGGCTCAAGGAAGTGAAGGAGGCGGTGCTGCGCATCGAGTCCGGGTTGAGCACCTACGAGAAGGAGCTGGCGTTGCTGGGTGAGGATTACCAGGAAACCTTCGCGCAGCAGGTGCGCGAGATGAACGAGCGCCGCGAGGCCGGCCTGCCGCCGCCGAGCTGGATGCAAGCCCAGGCCCTGGCACCGGAACAGACCGAGCCAACCGAGTAGGGGACCTCATGAACTATCCGCAAATCGCCAGCCGGGTGCTGAACACGCCCCTGTTGCTGGAGCCGGCCTATGCGCGTGTGTTTTTCAGCGCGCTGGGCAACCGACTCAACATTGCCGAGCTCAAGGACGAGCAGGGCACCATCGACATGGGCCAGAAGCTGCGAGTCGATGCCCGCACCTACAACAAGACGCGCGTCAATGCCTTTGGCTTCGAAGAAGTCCTCTTTCAGGTAGTAGACGGCATAGCCCTACTGGACGTGAAGGGAACCCTGGCGCACAAGTCCGGCTATCTCAAGCCGTACAGCGGCATGACCGGCTACGACGGCATCATCAACCGGGCCGCGATGATGTTCGCCGAGTCGGACGTCAAGGGCGTGCTGATGGACATGCATACGCCCGGCGGCGAAGTGTCTGGCTGTTTCGACACCGCCGACCGCCTTCGCCAGATGTCGCAACAGGCCGGCAAGCCGATCTGGTCTCTGGCGTGCGATTCGGCCTGCTCGGCGGGCATGGCACTGGCCAGCGCAGCAGACCGGCGGCTGATCACGCAGACCGGCTACGTCGGCTCGGTCGGGGTAGTGATGGCCCACGCCAGCTATGAAGACTACCTGGAGCAGGAGGGCATCAAGGTCACCCTCATTCACTCCGGTGCGCGCAAGACCGATGGCAATCCCTACAAGGATCTGCCCGAGGAGGTGCTCAGCCGCTTCCAGGCTGACACCGACGCGCTACGCCAACAGTTCGCCGAGCTGGTCGCCCGTTACTTGGGCGTCACCAGCGAAGCGGTACTGGCCACCGAAGCCGCGGTGTTCCGTGGCCAGGCGGCGATCGAAGTCGGCTTCGCCGATGCCCTGGTCAATGGGCACGAGGCGGTCGCCGAATTTTCCGAATACCTGTCCAGCCAGGACAGGGTCACAACCCAAGGAGTTCATCGCATGACCGTTGCCAACACCGCGCCGACTGCCGAAGCTGCGCCGCCCGCCCAGGCGGACGCTGCGGCGCCGGCCACAGTCGATACAGCCGCTGCTGCCAGTGCCGAGCGTACTCGCGTGCAGGGCATCCTCCAGCATGCCGAAGCCGAAGGCCGCGGCCAGATGGCTGAGCACCTGGCCTTCAGCACCGACATGAGTGTCGAGCAGGCCGGTGCGCTGCTTGCCGCTGCACCGAAAGAGCAGGCCGCGAATCTCGACGCCAGCACCGCGCTGGACAAGCTGATGGCCGCCGAGGAACAACCGAACGTGAACGCCGCCGCCGGCGGTGATCAGAAAACCAACAAGGCCCAAGCCATCGCCAGCGCCTGGTCCGCCGCCACGGGAGTAAAAGCCTGATGCCAACCGTCCAGCAGCCCGTCGACAACTGGGTCACCGGTTCCGACTCCTACCAGACCACCCTCGCCACCATCGCCTCCGGGCAGAACCTGGCTGAGAAAACGCCGCTCGGTCAGGTTGCCGCCACCGGCAAGCTGGTCGCCTGGTCGCCCACCGCCGCGGATGGCTCCGAGGTGGCTAGCTACATCACCGCTTACGCCGTCGATGCCAGCGCAGGCGATCAGCAGGCGCAGGTCATCAAGTCCGGCACCTTCAACCCGGAACAGGTCGTCTGGCCGGCCGGCACAACCGAAGTGCAAAAGCTCGCCGCTTTCGTCGGCACCCCGATCAGCCTGCAGCTGCCAGTCTGACCACCACAACCATCACTCAAAGGGCCGCTTCAGCGGCCTTTTTCATTTCAGGAGACTGAACAATGGCCGCTGGCTACGATACGACCACCCTGCTGGGTGTGAAGGAAATCCTTCCCAAATTCACCCCGCTGTTCCTGCAGATGTTCTTCCCCACCGTCGCCACCTTCCCGACCGAAGAAGTGGCCTTCGATAAAATCAAGAAGGACCGTCGCCTGGCGCCCTTCGTTTCTCCGCTGGTGTCCGGGCGGCCGCGCCGCGAGCGCGGCGGCTTCCTCACCACCCTCAAGCCTGCCTACATCAAGGAAACCGACGTGGTCCGCCCGACCCGTCTGATCAAGCGGCGTCTGGGCGAAGCCCTGAACGGCGAGATGGATGCTGCGCAGCGCCACGATGCCGTCATCGCCGATCTGCTGGTCGAGCACGAGGAAAACATCGTTGGCCGTGAAGAGTGGATGGCCGTTCAGGCTGTGCTTTACGGCAAGGTGACCATGCAAGGGCCTGATCATCCGCCGGTCGAGGTCGACTACGGCCGCAGCCCGGATAACCAGATCATCCTGGCCGGTGCAGCCAAGTGGGACACCGTCGACCCGGAAACCTACGACCCCACCGAAGACATCGAGGACTGGGCCAGCGCAACCACCGGCCCCGCTGGCGTCCTGATGATGGGCAAGGGGACCTGGCGCCTGTTCAGCCGCTTCAAGGCGGTGAAGGACAAGCTCGAGACCCGTCGCGGCAGCACCTCCCAGCTGGAGCTTGGTCCTCAGCTGGAAAAAGAAGTCATGCGCAAGGGCTTCTTCGGTGAGTACGAAATCATCGTGTACACCGGCAAGTACACCGATGACGACGAGAGCAAGGTCAACTTCATGCCGCAGTACGGCCTGCTCATAGCCCCGGCCAGCGCCGACAACGTAATGGCCTACGGCGGCATCCAGGACGCCAAGGCCAACGCCAACGGAATCGCCGAAGCCACCCGTTACCCGTCCAACTGGTTCACCGACAACCCCAGCGTCGAGTGGCTCCAGACCCAGACCGCGCCGGTACCGGCGCTGTTCGACGCGGACGAGTTCACCTTCATCACCGTGGCCTGACGGCCCTTAACCGCGCGGTTCGGCACTGCTGGCCGCGCCGGAGAGCATCGAAATGGCTGTTAAACAGTACATCGTGAAAACCACCATCCGTGGCATCGAGAAAAAGGGCGGCAAGGTCGTGGTGATCAAGAGTGGGCCCGCCCCGCAAGAGGTCCCCGCCGGGCTGGTCAAGGAGCTGCTTGAGCGTGGCGCCATCGAGGAAGTCGAGGGCAAGGGTGGCACGTCCGAAGAGGGCGGCAATGGCGACGGTGAGTCCGGCGACTGATCATGGCCAGCCAGTTCGACCGGATCATGCAGCGGGCGGATGACACCCTGTTTCGCGTGTTCGGCGAGGACCGCGGCGCTTGCGGGCCGACCTACACAGCGCCGGACGGGTACGCCCGCCCGGTACCGCTCGAGGTCATCCTCGGGCGCAACGTAGAGGTCGCCGGGGCTGACGGCACGTTCCGCGTCGTGCAATACCTGGCTGAAATCCGCCTCAGCCAGGTTCCGTGCCCGAAACGGGGCGGGCGCCTGACGCTGAGCGAGGGTGTTTTCATTCTTGAAGAACCGCTTGGTTCCGACGCGCTGGTCGAGCGCTGGGCGCTGCTGCCGGGGAGGTGATCGTGGCGGGATACGATTCGGTAAGAGTGGAATTCAAGGGCTCCAGCCGTTTTGCCGGGCGCCTGGATCAAATGCCACCCAAGCTGCGGCGCGCGATCCAGCTGGCCCTTAACACCGTGGGCCGGCGTACCAACACCCGCAGCTGGCGCGCGATACGCGATGAAATCAACCTCAAGCCGAGCTACATCCGGCAGCAGGTCAACTTCATCCCCGCCACTGCCGACCAGCTGCGAGTGATCATCTTCGCCCGCAAGCGCGGCGTGACCCTCAGCCAGTTCCCGCACCGGCAGCTCTGGAAGCGCGGCAAGAATGGCAAGCGGGTCAAGGCCGGCGTGAGTGTGAGCGTCAGCAGCGGTACGACGGAGCTGAACGAAGGTGCCTTCATCGCTCCTATCGGCCCTGCAGGTGGATTGATCGCCGAGCGTATCAGCAAGCCTCGGCTCCCGCTGGAAGTCCTCCACGGGCCGTCACCGTCCCAGGTGCTCGGCACGCTGTTGGATGACCTGGCGGAGCAGGCCGAGCGGGATCTCGATGTCGAGACAGAGCGGCAACTCAACAGGGCAGACCTATGACCAACCCTATCGAGCAGGCGCACCAGGCATTGGTCGCACGGCTGGAGAGCATCACGCCCGCCAACGGCTATCAGACGGATGCAGGCTTCCGCGTGCGCGAAGGCTGGCTCGAAGATTTGCTGACCGATACCGCGCTGGCGTTTCCCTTCATCGCCGTACAACCGGCTGAGTACCCCGCTCCCGAACAGGGTCCGGGTGCGCTCCAGGCCACCATTGGCAGGCGCATTGTCGGAGTGGTCGATGGCGCTTCCCCGGCTGATTACCTCAAACGGCTGGATGCCCTCTATCTCGACCTGGCCGTGTCCCTGCAGGCGGCTCCCAACATGCCCAACCCCTGGGGCCGCCCAGGCCCTTACAAGGTAACCCTCGGCGCGTCGCGTCCGTTCCCACCCGGTAACGGACTCGCCGCCGGCACCCTCGTGTTCCCCGTGCAACTGCACATCATCATCAACGGAGACTGACTCCATGAGCAGCAAAACAACGGTGCCTGCCAAGCCGGCCGCCGAGGTTCAGGTCGTCCTGAACAAACCCCACACCCACCGCGGCGCGCAGCTCAAGGCCGGCGCATCCATCAAGGTCAACGCCAAAGAACAAGCCTGGCTCGAAAAGCGCGGGCTCATCGGTGGCAAGCAGGAGGAAGTGAACCATGGCTGATTTGCGCGGCGCGTTTCTCGGGGTCGGCAAGATTTACCTTGAAGACCTGGATGAGCCCCAAGGGCTGATCTTCATTGGCAACTGCAACTCGCTTACCTACGAGGCTACCCCTCAGGAGATCGAGGAACAGGATTACACCACGCCCGGCGGAGGCCTCGATGCCTCGGTGCAGCGCATTAGTGCGCTCAACGTCACCTACAATGCCCGGCACTTCAAGAAGGACAACATGGCCCGCGCCCTGTACGGCGCAGCGTCGGATGTCGCCGCTGGCACCGTAACCGGTGAAGCCCATACCGCCTATCCCGGCGCGCTGATCCTGCTCGCCAACCCCGGCGCAACGGACGTTGAGGTTACCAGCGAGGATGGGCAGACCACCTACGTGCTGGATACCGACTACACCCTGGACCCGGCAGGCTTCCCAGTCATCACCGAAGATGGCGCGATCACCGAAGCCACGCCCGCGCTGGTGAATTACAGCTACGCCAAGCACGCCACCATCCAGGCGTTGGTCAAGTCCGGTAAGCGGTTCCGCCAAGTGTTCGTGGGCCTCAACGAGGCGCGCTCCGGCAAGCCGGTGGTGATCGAAGTGTTCCGCGTCAACCACTCCCCGGCCAGCCTCAGCTTCATCGGCGACGAGTTCCAGGGAATGGAATTCACCGCCAAGGTCGAGAAAGACCCGACCAAGGTCGGCACCGGCATCAGCCAGTACATGGTGATCAAGGACGTCGATTAAGCGCCTGAATCCAAGCCCAGCCTAGTGCTGGGCTTTGGTGCTGGCGTTTTGATACAGTCCCACCCATGTAAACGGGAGGGGACCGAATGTTTAGGCTTGCTCTGCTGATCGCCAGTGCGCTGCTCTCGTCACAGGCCAGCGCCGCCACGATCTTCAAATGTGTGGATGCCGGCGGCAAGGTGACATTCACCAAGGGCCAGAATTGTCCAGAAAACACTGGCCTGGATGACGTGGTAAGAGCTCATAACCCGAGGATCAGCGGCAGCAGCGCGCCAGTCCAGATGGCGACACCGCGCCCGCAAGGGCCCGCTGCTGGTGCGTTAGCCGCTCCGCAACAGCGGGGCGTTGCCGTAGTTGGCGGGAGCGCGCCGCCTCCGGAATGTGATACGGGGTTGTCAGATCGCGACTTACGCACCGCGAAGGTCCGAGGCGAGATAGTGCCGGGCATGTCGCGTAAGGATGTCGAGAGCATCCACGGCAAGCCCAATCGAGACGGAGGCGCCCGAGGAGCCGGCACCAGTACCTACTGGAATGACAAGTATGTCGACGTCACCAGCGTTAACTACGATAGACGCGGGTGTGTTCGTTCAAGTTACCAGTCTGGCCACAAGAACTGAGCGGAGGCTACTCGATGCAATGCCCGAAATGCGGCTATGAGCCGACGCTGAGCGAGGTTCAGAGAAGCCCGAGCGATTGCGTGAAATGCGGCGTGAATTATGAGGGCTACGCTCGGTCGGTTGAGGCGCAAAGACAAGCCCGGGAGGCGGAGCAGGCTCAGGCAGTAGCTAACTTCGTTGCGCCTCACGTGAGAAAGATGGCAGCCGACAATCGGGGTGCCCAACCCGTAGTCATTGTCGATGCGCAGATGAGCTTCAACTCGATGGTCTGGTTCATGGTGAAGTGGTCAATAGCCGCCATTCCAGCGCTGTTGATCCTGATTACAATCGGTTTCTTATCGGTCCTTCTTTTAGGTGGTCTGGCAGGGATCAGCAAATAACAGACATGGATCATTTCAAACCCGCTTCGGCGGGTTTTTTTATTGCCCGGAGAAATGTATGAGCGAGTCAGCAGCAAAAGGCGTGGTCACTGTCGGCAAGGGCGACTTTGCCCGTGATGTGGTGGTGTCAGAGCTCACAGTCGCTCAAATGCGGCAGCTGATGATGGCGAACGCCTGGCCGGGGGATGATGCCGATGCAGACGCGCTGGCTCACTACCAGCTGGATGTTCACCTCTTTGAAGAGTGCCGGCTGACGGACCTGTCCGTTCTGGCCAATCTGAGCCGTGAGCAGATGAGCGAGCTGACTGGGACAGAGCTGCGCAAGATCATCGCGAAAGCGAAGGAGCTGAACCCGGATTTTTTTGCCGCTCTGGGTCGGCTGGCCAAAGCCCAGAGCGGGCGCTGAGCGATCTCGAATCCTGCCTTTCGATTCTCGGCCGGCTCGGCCACCACAACGCAATCCACTACCCCTGGCGCCTGTTTGTGCGCTGTCTGAAAGGGTGACACCTGATGACTGATGTTGAGCTGAGGCTGACGGCTGATACCGACAGCGCGACGGCCGGCGTGCGCGGATTCCGGAAGGAATATGCCGACCTGGTGAAGGCACTCGAGAAGCCGGTTCGGCAGATAGACGCGCTACAGCGCACTCAGGAGAGCGCGAAGGGTGCCGCCGCCGAGTTCTTTGCGGCCAAGCGCCGGGTAGACGAACTGAAGACCGCGATCAGCGCAGCAGGGCAGCCGGTTGCGGCGCTCGATCGGGACTTATCCAAAGCGGAGCGGACTCTCGTCAAGGCAACCCAGGCCTTTGAGCGGCAGAAGCAGCAGGTGAAGGCGCAGCGTGCCGAGTTACAAGCTGCAGGGGTGGATACCAGAAACCTGGCTGCTGAACAGCAGCGCCTGCAGACGGCACTCGCTGCAACCGTCGGAAAGGGCAAGGCGGATGCCGCCATCACGTCGGCCATGGACACCTTCGGAGTAACACGCCTGCGTGACCTGCGCGCCCAGCTGGTGGCGCTCAATTCCGACTACAAGCGCCTGACGCAGTCCGGTGTGCTGTCGGCAACCGAGCGGGCGTCGGCTGAAATCCAATACCAGGCACGGCTGGCCGAGACGAAGCGTGCGATTAACGAGTTGGGCGAGGCAGCATCCAGTTCCGAGGGCTTGGCTGCAATAGGCGCGAGGCTGGCAGGGATTGTTGCAGCGGCCTACACCGTTCAACGGACCGCGGGTGCCTTTTTCGGCATTACCGATGCCGTTGGTGAGCTTGAGGATCGGATGCGTAACGCGCTGCCCGTGCAAGAGGAATATGAGCGGGCACAGGCGCGACTGGAGGAGATATCCAAGCGTGTTCGCATCCCGATTGCTCAAACCTCGGAGTTGTTCCTTGGCTCCGTTGGCCCGCTGCGTGAGATGGGTTTTTCAGCCCGTGCCACGGCAGACATGGTTGGTGCACTGTCCGCTGGCCTCGTCGCTAACTCGGTAAAGGGGCAGCGTGCCCAAGCAGTCATCGATCAGTTCAACAAGGGGCTCCAGACCGGAGTTATTCGTGGGGACGCATTCAACGCAATACTCCAGAACTCACCCGCGCTGACAGATGCGCTAACCAAAGGGCTTGGCGCGACTCGTTCTGAGCTGATAAGAATGGCAAACGCGGGCGAGCTAACGACGGAGCGTGTGGTAACGGCGCTTGGTAGCCAGTCGGAAGCGCTGCTGGCTCTCGCCGACAACATGCGTGTCACAGTAGGGGATGCTCAGAGCAGCTTGTCCGACTCCATTGATAAAGTGGTTGGGTCGATCGATAGGCTTCTCGGGTTATCGGCCCAAGCTGTAAAAGAGCTCGACGGGTTATCCGCAGCGTTGGACTCCATCGCCAAGGGCGGAAAGGACGTAACCCCCATCCTCGAATCGTATGCGGAGTCGGTTCTCAAGCGCCTGGGCCTGTCCGGTCAAGCGCTTGAGCTTCTGTATGGCCAGTACAAGAAGTGGGAGAAGGGCGCCACGAAGTCGGTCGAGGCGGTGACCAGCGTTGAGCGCACCGCTGCCGATGAGCGAGAGGAGCTGAACGAGAAGATCCTCGCCGGCGAGCGAGCCTATGCCGCTAGCTTCAATGCCATCAGCAAGGACCTGACGGTCAAGTTCAAGGACGCTCTTGATCAGCAGGTAGCCGCGCAGCGCAAGGCGGCGTCTGCGCTGTCGAAGGCTCGCAACCAGCAGCTGGAGACCGAGAAACGCTATCGTGATGCGATGGATCGCTTGGGTGCCGGCGTGCGTGGGCCGGCCAGCTACGCCAACGCGCAGTCGTTGCAGTATGCAGCCAAGCAGGCGCTGGCCAGCGGAGATGTCGAGCGTGCCAAGAAGAACGCACAGGCCGCACTCGATATGCTGCTGGACCTGGCCGAGGCCGGGGAAAACACCTACGGCTTCGCCGGGTTCATTCAGAGCCTTCAATCCATCGAGCAAGAAGCAGATCAAATATCGGTCGCTAATGCCGAGCGCAGCTTGGAAGAGGCCACCAAAAAAACTCGGGAATGGAAGGCGGAGTTTGAAGAGCTCAAGAACTTCAAGATCACGCCTAGCATCGATGATGCTGCGCTCGCCAAGGAAACGGAGAAGCTGAAGAAGTGGGCGGCTACGATAGGCACAAGCGTCACCATCGAGCCGCGGACATTGCCGAAGGACCCGCTTCGTGTGCCTGGGTCAAAAGACGAAGACGGCTATGTGCTGCTCAACGAAACGCCTCAATTGCCGGCAGATTTTGTGCTGAAGGATGTGGTTTTTCCTGAAGGCGAAAAGCCTGTCATCGAGGCGGTCATCGCTCCCGTATCGATCGAGGCTGAATCGCCGCCGGTTGAGGTGACTGCTGCGGTTGATGAGGAGTCCGTCGCGGGGATCACTCAGCAGATCATGGACTTCGTTGCGACCTGGGCGAAGATGGCTGTCGTGCCAGTGCGTTTTGGCGGCGATGCCGCATTGCCAGGCGCGATAACGCCTGATGGCTTCGCCACGGGCGGCTACACCGGCCCCGGCAGCAAGTACCAGCCGGCCGGCATCGTCCACGCCGGCGAGCACGTGCAGCCGCAGGAGGTGGTGCGCGAGCCGGGGGCGTTGCCTTTCCTCGAGCGTATCCGCCGCAACGGTTTCCGCGCCACGCTGGAGCAGATCCAGCGCCGCGGCTACGCCAACGGCGGGCCGGTGGTGCCGATACCGCGCTTCGTCCCGAACGTGCCGGCGCCGAGCCAGGCGCTGCTGGATGCGGCAGCGGGGCCGTCGATGCCTCACCTGGGGTCGGTGGACTTCAACCTGGGCGGCGAGTCTTTCCAGGTGTTCGTCAACCAAAGCCAAGTCGACCCGCTGCGATTGGCCGCGCGCAAGTTCGGCCGCACGCACCGCAACGGTTAAACCAGCCCCGCACCCGCGGGGCTTCTTGTTTCTGGAGCCTCGAATGCCCAAACCACGAATCATGCTCGGCGGCGTGCCGATCGTGCTGCACGCCGGTGCGCCTGAGGAAAGTATCGGGCCTATTGGAGGTTCCACCGTGCTGCGCATGAGCGATGGCGCGGGCGTGAAGATGCAGCACTGGCAGCGTTCGGCCGGCAGCATTTCCGGCTCTGGCTGGATGCCGCCGGGGCTGGCGGGGCTGGACTACTCGCAGCCGCTGGAGCTGCGCAGCACCAAGACGATGAGTCTCGTCGGCGAAGGCCCGACTTTCGCGCTGCTGGGTACGCCGCGCCCGGACGTGGCGCCTTGGGCGCAGGCGCTGGTAGGCGGGGAATGGGTAACCGTGCCCTGCAGCTATGAGGATGGTGTGGTGACTATTCCGCCCGTACCAGGCGCCACGCTGTACCAGGCCTGCTACATGCCGGTGTTCTCGGTGTTCGCCGAGCAGCCTTCGGAATCGCAAAGCGCCGGTACCGCCACCCACGGCTGGTCGCTCAACTGGGAAGAAGCCTGATGCTCAACGGATCGCCCCTCAATGCCGGGCCGCTCAACAGCCTGCCGGGCGGCGCCGCCGAGCCCGAGTACGTGGTGCGTGGCCAGGCCTTCGTGTGGGCACTGCGCCTGCTGGTGGCCGGGGCAGACGTCACCTCCCAGCTCACCGGTACCGTCACCGTCGACCGAGAGGAGGGCGCCGCCGGCATCGCCGGGTTCGACCTGTTCATCGCGCCCGGTGTGCCGGTAGTGCCGACAGATTGGATCGGCCGCACCGTAATCTTGGATTACATCAGCACGTCTGTCGGCGAAACTACTGAAACCCGGCGCTTTACCGGCCAGATCAGCAGCCCGACCTGGAACCCCATCACGCGCCTGCTTAACTGCGAGTGCAGTGACCAACTGCAATACCGGGTCGAGGCCATGCCCATCGCCGCGATCGATGCGCTGGTGGGTGGTTACTGGTCGGCGGACCTGTACGAGCCAACGACCGGGCGCAGCCATTGGGACTATGCGCTGGAGCGCATGAGCACCCGGGCGGCCAGCCTGGATTGTTCGCCTACGGGCGCGTTGCGGGTCACCAGCTGGTACGCGCACCGGCCGGACTTCGTGTTCGGCCCCGGTACCACGCTCTACCAGTCGGTCGAAGTGGAGCTGGCCGAGCTCGGCAGCATCACCAATCGGGTGGAGATAGAGGTCAGCTACCGCTATCCGCGCCTGCAGCAGCTGATCGAGAGCTACAGCTGGTCGCACCCGCACGCACAGGGCGCCGTGGGCGGGTTCTGCGGCTGGCGCGTGTGGTCCACCGAACTGCCTGATACCAACATGATCGAGGACGCTGTCACCGGCGCCGGCCTGACGATGATCGGCCGCGTGGGTGGCTTCCAGCTGCCGTTGAGCATGAGCGACCCCTGCGGCGATGGCTCGCCATGGGTCAACACTATAGAGGGCTTGTGGCTGAGCGCAACGGCTTCCGGTGGCCGGCGCTGGGCGCAGACCGTGACCGAGTCCTACACCCTCACGCTCACCACTGCCGAAGGCGAAAACCCAGACACGCGGCGAGTCAGTCGGGACAGTGCGAGCTTCGAAATCGAAAGCGCCCGGGCGGACGAGTGGGAAGGCTCGCTCACCACTGATCGTAACGCTGAGCCCGGCGACCTATCGGACGAAGCGCGGCGTGTGTCGGCGCTGCGTTGCCTGTTGCATCGCGGCCAGACTGAGATCGTGGAAGCGCACCGCGGCACAACCGTCAGCTGGGCCGTGCCGGCCAGCCTGGCGCTTGGCGTCGACCTGACTCACACCTTGTCTCTCGACGACCAGGGCGCCCGCGCGATCGGCAAGTGCCGGCGCATCCGCGACAGTTTCGACCTGGCCACGGGGGAGGCGGTGACCACGCTGAGCATCGCGGTGATGCGCGGCGGTGGCATCAGCGACCCATTGGTGGTGCCGGCCGCGCCCGACACGAGCCAGCCGCCGCTCAGGGGCTTGGGTGGTGAGTTGCCAACACAGCTGGGCGGTCGCCAGTTCGACCCCTATACCGGCTTCCCGATTGGCCCCTACGACGAGGATCGCATGGGCTTCTCTGGTAACTACTCGGTCAACGACAACGAGCCCGCCGAGCACTACCCGCGCCGCTTCGACCTGGAGTCGCGCGACATCCCTGCCGAGTACCGCGACGAGCGTACCGCGAGCGCCGAAGCGATCTACCGCGTCGGCATCTCCAACGATCTGCTGGAGCTATGACATGGCGATGAGTAACGAAGCCAGGCGCCGCGCCTCTGGTGCGGCGATGGAGGCCAGCCGGCGTGCTGGCGGGGCAGCAATGGAAGAGCGCCGGCGCGGCAAGCAACTGGTCGATGACATCAACAGCCTGGCCAATCCGCCTGCAAACCGCAAAACCCTGCGCACCGTCGACCCGGTCGGCGGCGTGCCGGCTCGGCGGGGTAGTGGCGTGTACCAGGCACCAGCTACGAGCGGCACTGGTGGTGGCATCGCTAGCCCGCTGATCGAAGTCCCGAACTCACGCGAATTTCATCCGACCATATTGCGGCCCTCAACGGACGGTGCGGTTTTCTTCGAAGTGCGCGTCGCAAAGAAAGTAACCATGACTGACGCCAACGGCGCGCAGGTAGTGATGGAGTTCAGCAATGTCAATTCCTGACTTTGCCGCCAATGAAGGGCTGGCGTCGTTCGGGTTTCCATGGCATGGCCTGTTCGTTGCGCCAATCGATGGCCCTTCGTACGTGCAATTGCCCAGTGGCCGGCGGATTTTCTCTGACATGTTTCGGTCGCAGATCGGCTCGAACACCTACCTGGTAGACCTTGGCCTGCCAGAGCCGGCCACGCAGCCGGACGACCCGGAGGCGAGTCTCTGGAATACCTTTATCGGCTCCGCTGAATTCATTTCGCCTACGTCGGGGATCCATGTATGGGGGGCAACGGAAGTCGTTCGCCGTGTTCGGACCAGCGCCGGATTCAACACCCCCGTCATCAGCGTCACCAACTACCCCGCGGCGGGAGGTCGGGCGGTTAGAGTGCGCGCCAATGTCCATGCATACCCTAGCCCGCAAATGGAAGTGCATCTGACCGCTGCTGAACTAGGGGGCCTGGTCGAAAAGTACTCCATCCAACGGCTGTTGGACGTTACGCCAGACGGGCGCCGCTGGATAATTGCGCTGCAGTTCACCGAGTCATACCCAACCTATCCCTACGCAATACGGGTCGAGGTGACGCCGGACGAGGGGCTGGGGGTGATCATCGAGGTAGCCTTCTCCGAGGACTTCGACTCGATGTCTGCGCGCGTGCTGGCCACTTTCGAGGACTGCCGCCAAGGGCGTAACGTTACAGGGCAGGATGGCGGGGAGCTGAGTCAAGAAACGCTGTGGCTTACCAGGGAAAATGGGACCAGTCCATGGGTAGAGGCGGGCGCATCAGAGCCGCCAACCCCTCCCTATACATCGCCATCGGAAGGAGGCGAAGGCCCTTGGAAAGTGGGTATATCCAGTGTGACCGGGACTTCCACCGCAACGGCCTCGCGTGAGGTTGCGGCATCGGCATGGTACACGCCTGAAGGGGTGGCCGAAGTTGTGTGGCTTAAAGTCTCAACCACCAAGTCAGTGGCTGTCGGTGCGCCCACCGAGCGAACCGATGTGCAGCAATGGTGGAGCCCCTACGTTCGGGAGTACCAATACGAGGCGCAGGTAAGGTTTGGCTCGGGTGCGTACCAAGCGTTTTTTTCGGCCAGCCACGTCGAGGACAAGAGCCCGGAGTCAACGACTTACACCTCTCGATTTTCATCAGTCGATAAGACCGAAACGCAGGCGAATCTCCCGGTATCAGGCAGCGACCCTCGAGGCGAACTGTTCTACGGGACGGCCGGGCAAACCCACGATGGCGCCCCTCTGGCGTTCGTCATCGGCAGCGGCAGATATACGTTCAGGATTCACGCGCTCCATCGGTCCAGTAACAAGGTCCTGTCGTCCGTGCTGCAGCAGTCGTCGGATGGTTTTTTTGGCTATGCCGTTGGCCCAGCCATCACCCCGGCCGGCGTCGACGGAGGGGCTGTTGCCACGGGCAACCTGATCCCCGGGCACAACCGCAACGCCCCTGATTTCGACATCAACCTCTGGAATTACCACCGCACGTTCGCCAACGGAGCTTATAACCCTGTGTCCGGGGAAGTAGAGCGCCAGAGGCTCGGCGGCGCGACCTTTACCTGGGTATAGAAACCATGAACTTCATAAACAACTGGCTCCGGGAAATCACCCTGGAGCAAGGCGCTGAATCGTGCCCGCTGGACTTACCCAACGGCGACTACCGCCTGACCCTGGCTGACGCGGCGAGCGGTGCGACGCGCTGGGAGATCGTGGACGCAGTGGTGCTGGGCGGCGCCGCAACCTTGGTCCGTGCGCGGGAAGGGACCGCCGACCAGGAATGGCCGGCAGGCAGCGTGATCTACTGCGCTGTCACAGCCGAGACCCTGGCGTCCATGGCGTCGGGCGGTGGCGGCACCGACGACACGCTCGTCGAGATGATCACCGAAGAACCGCACACGTCGTTCTTCGGCGCACCAGCCTCTGCACCGGCGCGCGTAGGGCAGCGGTGCTTGCAGATGATCGATAACGGCAGCGCCTGTGAGTGGGTTGCCCATACCGATTGGGAGCAAGTGTTGAGGTGGGCGCGCCTGGTCCTGCCGTTGCGCGATTGGGGCGTGCTGGTGCCGGACATCCACACCCATACCATTGGCGCTCAGGACAGGGCTTATGCCGCGACCACGGACCGTGGTGCGGAGAATCCACGCTCGATAACCGTAAACCTGCCGGCGCTGGTGGAGGGTGTCTACGAGGACGCCTTCGCACACGGCCCGCTGCCGCTGGTGTTCACAAACTGGAGCCAGCAGACATGGACCCTCCGGTTCGATCCCTCGGCGTTCTGGGTTGATGGGCTCGCCTACGAATTGCTGCTCGAAGGTTTCGACAGGCTCGGCCTTACGGTGAGCCAGGAGGGGATAGACGACCGAATTACCGTGGTGACGCTGCCAGCAGAAACCCAGGTGTGGATCGACGCTGCTGGTTGGGCGGGTCCGCCCGGTGGAAACTATGAGAACTTCGGGCTCAATCTGACAGCCCGACCGATCAGCCTCTACCTCTGATCATCACGCCTCAGTCCAGCCCACTCCGGTGGGCTTTTTTACGCCCGGAGTTTTCCATGCAACCCGCCAAACTCGATCTGCACATCGTGCAGGGCGCGACCCTGCGCGACACCCTGAGGCTGATGCAGCCGCGCCTGGAATACCGGCCCATCACCGCCATCGGCGGATCACCAGTGCGCCTCACCGTCGACCATGGCCTGCCGGGCAACTGGCTCGCCTGGGTGGAGGGCTCGACTGGCCTGCAGGGCCTCAACCGCTCTACCCGCGAGCGCCCGCACCGCGTCACCGTAATTGATGAGTCGACGCTGGAGATCAACGCGCTCTCGGCGTTCGGCCTGGCGCCCAGCGGCGGGCAGCTGATCTACAAGCCGCCCGTAGACCTTACCGGTGCCACGGCCCGCATGCAGATCCGCGCCGGCATAGGCGGTGCGCTGCTGCTGGAGCTGACCACCGAGAACGGCGGCCTGGCCATCACCGGCCCCGGCACTTTGGTGCGCACCCTCAGCGCCGCGCAAACCGCCGCCCTCACATGGACCGAAGGCGTGTACGACCTTGAGGTCGAGTACGCCGACGGCACCGTGCAGCGCTACCTGCAGGGCAAGGTCACCGTTAGCCGCGAGGTGACCACATGAGCGTCGCCATCTGCGGTGATCCCGAGGTGCTGGTCATCGAGGCCGGCACCGAATACGCCGTGGCGCTGGAGCCGGAGACCGAGACGCCGGTCGTCACCGCCGGCGAGCAAGGCCCGCCCGGGCGCAACGGTACGGATGGCGCCGCCATCAGCCCCGACCCCGACAACCAACTGACCAACAGGCCCAACGGCCTCTACGTCCCCCCGCAGTCGTGGGAAATCAACCACTGGTAAACAGGAGGCCACATGGCCCAGGTCAAGTTCTACAAGGTCACCACGCTGCCCGGCAGCCTCGAAGCCAACGCCTTCTACTACGTCGAGAACGGCAACTACGCCGAAAGCTACCTCACCAACAATGCCGGCGAGGCACGCGCCGTTGGCAACACCGCGATGATCAATGCGCTGATCGACTCCGCACTGGCGAACTGGTCCGGTGCTGCCAGCACCGTTTCCATCGTGGCGGATATCGCCGCACGTGACGCCTTGATCGCCACCCTCGAAGCCAACGCGATGATCCTGGTGGTGGACGCCACCGGTGACCCGACCGTGACCGCTGGCTCGGCCCTCTATGCCTATGCGTTCGATTCCGAGACGACCTACAAGATCGCCGAATACGAATCCATGGACGTGGTGCTCCAGTGGAGCGACCTGCAGGGCGGGCCCACCAGCACGCCGGCGCAGATCGACAACGCCGTCAGCATGGCCCACAGCCATGCCAACAAGGCCACGCTCGACGAGCTGGGCGAGGACGCCGAAGGGCTGACATTCAAAGGGCAGGGCGTGAGCTCGCGCTGGGCAACCAACAACTGGTGATCGCATGGCCACAGTAAAACATCACAAGGTCGTGGCAGCGCTGCCGGCCGTGCTGGAGCCCGATGCCATCTACTACGTGCGCGCCGGGCAGGGGCACGATGTCTACGTCACCAATGGCTCGGGCATGATTGTGGGATACCCCGCCAACGCGGCGCTGGGCCTGGCCGGCAAGGTGGACAAGGCCGAAGGGCAATCACTGATGACCGATGCCGAGCGCGCGAAGCTGGGTGGTATCGAGGCGGGCGCCACGGCCAACGCCACCGACGCCCAGCTGCGCGACCGCGCCACGCACACCGGTACCCAGGCGATCGATACCGTCAGCGGCCTACAGGCAGCGCTGGACGAGAAGATCGACACCGCCGAGCGCGGCGTATCCGGTGGCGTGGCCACGCTGGACGAGTACGCCCGCATCCCGTCCAGCCAACTGCCGAGCTACGTCGACGACGTGCTGGAGTTCCCGACCCGCGACGACTTCCCCGCAACGGGCGAGGGCGGAAAGATCTACATCGCTGTCAACCAGGGCACCCAGGCGAACCCCACTCGCCAGTACCGCTGGACCGGCTCTGTTTACGCCGAGATCAACCCCTCGCCGGGCACCACGGACGCGCTGGCCGAAGGTTCGACGAACCTCTACTTCAGCGAGCATCGGGTGCGCAACACGGTGCTGACGGGGCTGAGTCTGGCTGTGTCCACGGCAGTGACGGCGGCGGATACCGTGTTGTCGTCGCTGGGGAAGTTGCAGGCGCAACTGGGGCTGAAGGCGCCTCTCGATAGCCCTGCGTTTACTGGCAACCCAACCGCGCCGACGGCTGCGGCAGATGACAACGACACGACCATCGCGAACACGGCATTTGTACGTGCGGCTATGGGGTTGTTCGGATTGGGCCTCAATGCTATGCCTGTCGTAAGTGACTTAGATTCCCTAAAGACAAGCGGCATGTACCGAATGAACGCCCCAACTACAGGACATCCGGGGTTTGAGTATGGGTCTATAGTGGTTTTGCCTAGAGCAGGCACAGAAGTAGCTCAGCTAGTGCTGTCGAATGTCGGGAATAGGGTTAAGTTTCGCCACCTTGTAGGTACAAATTGGGGCGCATGGCAAGAAATCTGGCACACCGGCAACTTCAATCCAGCTACCAAGCAGGACAAGTCTTCCCTCGTCACCACGGCCACCAGCCGCACGTTGGCCCTGACTGATGCCTGGAACTACGTGCGGCCCGGCACCACGGGCGCGGTCACGCTAACTGTGCCGACAAACGCATCCGTGGCGTTCGACGTTGGAACCGAGATCACCGTCCGCGCGCTGGGAAATATCACTCTGGCAGCTGCCAGCGGCGTCACGCTCAACGCGCCCTCTGGAGGCACGCTCAACATGACGGCGCGCATGACCGTAACCCTGAAGAAAGTCGGCACGAACGAATGGGACGTGATCGGCCAGACGGTGGCAGCATGATGCCCGGTGTGGTCGCGGAGTTCCCGCGCAAGGCAGCAGAGGCCAGCATCACCCTTGTAGCCGCCTACGACGGGCCGGACTGGGGAGGCTACGAGGCCGGCAATTTCGGCTCGATCAGTCCGGCCGGCGCCAGTGCCATTCCGGGTGCACCTGCTATCGAGGGGGCGAATGGGGAAATTCTTGCGGTCCTCTACGAACGCTATGAGGGGGTCGTCCACAGGCTGTACATCGAGGTCAGGGGCGACTATTCGGCACCGCCGTTCACGTCGCTGCAGATCGATGGCGGCGCGCCACTGACGGGTTTCGTCCGCTACGGCACTTGGTGGGCGCTGTACCCGCTGGCATCTAACCCCATCCCGGCGGGCACGCACACCTTGGTGTTTTCCTGATCTGTGCGGCGGCACACGGGCAGGGCGGCTTCGTTCCGGCACGATCAGCGGCCACCAAACGCAAAAGGAATTGCAATGCGCGCCTCGATCAAACAAGTGCTATCCCTAACCCTCTTCGGCCTCTGCACCGGCTTGGCTGGCGCTTACCTCGGCATCAACCAGGCCTACGACAGGCTTGATGCTGAGTTGCCGGCGATCATCGAATCAGCTGGGTGCATTCCGTCTCAGTAACCGAGCAGCATCTCTAAAGCGCTTCCAGCCGCATGGCTTCTGCCAGCAGCTGATTGGCGATCCGCTCCAGCTCCTGTAGCGCTGCGGCTCTGTCTTTGGGGCCCAGCTCTGCGTGCGTGAAATCAAGTTCGGTAGGTATTGCATCCCGGATCGCCTGAGCCGCCCACCCGGCTGCAAACGCCTGAACATTCGCTTTGACCATTGATAACCCCCGGCCCGCCTTGTGCGGGCTTTTTGTTTTGTGGAGGCAACCATGACCGAAACGCTCGGACAGAAGCAACGCCGCTTTACTCGCCTGGTCGGCCTGCTGATCGAGTACGCCTACCAGGAGGGCTACGAACTGACCTTCGGCGATGCCTACCGTGACCCGCGTGTGCACGGCGCGATTGGCGAGAAGAAGTCCTACAGCTCGGCCGGATCGCTGCACAAGGAGCGGCTGGCTGTGGACTTCAACCTGTTCAAGGATGGCCAGTATCTGACGCGCAGCGAAGACTACGCGCCCCTCGGCGAATACTGGGAAAGCCTGGGTGGCACCTGGGGCGGCCGGTTCAATGATGGCAACCACTTCAGCCTTGAGCACGGTGGCCGGAAATGACCGCCTGGCTGAAGCAGTACAAGCTGATCGCCAGCGGCGCAGCTGTGCTTGTGCTCATGGCGCTTTCCGCCGCCATTGCCTGGCAGTGGCAGGCCAACAGTTACGGCGCGCTGCTAGCTGAGCAGGGCAAGGCGCATGAGACCCAGCTGCGCGTTACGGCCGAGGCCAATGCCGCGGTAATCCTCAAACAGCAGACCGCCCGCCTGGTGTTGGAAACGCGCCTCGCGACCCTCGACACAAACTCAACCGAGAAACTGAGCCATGCACAAACTGAAAATGATCGCTTGCGCCGCAAGTATTCTGCTGCTGATGATGAGCGCCGCCGGCTGCGCATTGAGGTCCGCGTTGCCCGTGCCGCCGCCACAGTGTCCGCCACCACCGGCGCCGGCAGCCTGGGCGATGCAGCCAGCGTCGAGCTCAGTGCAGCAGCTGGATCAGCTGTTTGGGATATCCGAGGCGGAATGATCAGCGATCGGGCGAAGCTGGAGTATCTGCAGGAGTGGGCGCGTCATATCCGAAAGACATCGGCCCAGTCTGCTCCGTCGAGCGGGCCATGAATCGAGCCCATGCATCCCCTTATTGGAACGAGCCGGGACATGTTGGGCACAAGCCAGTCGACATAGATTCGCCATTCGTCCTGGTCGATGTCCCTCACAATGCCGAGCGCTCGAACTTCCATTGATGGCGAGCCTCGGCCGAGTATCTTCTTCACGGCTAACCGATCGCCGACTTGGATTCGCTTAAACAGCGCACTGGTCTGCTCGGGAATCTCTTCATCCCGAGCTTTGCGCGGGTCCCAGCAGTACCAGTAACCCCGCTTGATGAATGTATCTAGCTGGTCCTTGCTTCCGCCAAACATTGCCCCGACTATCCAATAACGTGCGTCCATGGCTGTCTCCCTATGAATTCATTGCCGCCCGTGCTATGCAGCAAGCTGTTGCCTCGATTGGAGAATTCTGATGAGTCTTTATAGCTATGGCTGGGAAAAGTTGCATGTCGCAGTAAGTACGCTCGCCGGGCCTCAAGACCTACGGCTTCGCTTGGTGGATGCGATTTCTGGGAGCTTGGTCCATGTCCGCCCGGAGAATGATCTTCCTGCGGATATTCGCGAGGACTTTGCTTCTTTCATTAGGCGTCACACATCCATTTCCCCTCGGGCGGATGAGGGGGCTGTGCAGGCGACTGTGGATAGCTTGGATGATCTGGGTCTACTTCGAGCGTCAGAGGAAATCATCGGCTTCTACGACACGGTATGCCGATATATGCAGCCGGTGCAGCCCTGACAGAGAGCAACAGGTGTTGGCTTTCACCTGGCGGGCAGCCGGATGCGAGCGGGTGAGGTGTTCTGCTAAGCCTCGCGGCACAGCCAGGACTGGCCATACGCGACGCCATCGATCAGCTCAATGCCTGTCACGACAAACCCGTTCGGCGCCATGGAGTGCACCTCCGCATCGAACAGCAACTCTAACGGCCCATCGTCTGGCGCTCCGGTGCAAATGAACGCTACCCGCCCGGGGCGGCCCATGTCGCTCGTGTGCTGGTACTCGATGCGCAGATCGCCAGCGACCGGCTTGGCCTGCTGGAGTTCTTTCTTGTCGCGGGGCTTTCCGCGCTCGCGGAGTGGGATGACGTGGAAGTACATAGCGGCTCACTGATGCTGTGTTTATATACAGTATCAGCTTCGCAAAAGTACATTCCAGTGAGGGCGGATCGGCGGTTAAGGCATAGGGTCGCTGATGCGCTCGATCAGATGGGGGCCCTCGTTCCGCACATTGCCGACTGCGCGGTCGACGGCGAACCATTCGAAAGCTTCGACTGGTAGCGCGAGGTCGCGCACGATCTCTTCGGCGCGCTCCAGTGGTAGGTCCGGCTCCATCCACTCGCGTGCCAAGTCTGCCTCAAGCACGACTGGCCGACGATCATGGATGTCCACCATGCCCTGGTCGCTGTCCGCGGTGATGATCACGAACCCATCGCCGTCGCGCTCGTTCATCCCGGTGCGGTCCAGCTGGGCGAGCGCCGCAAACCATAGTGGTTCGCCGTCGCGGCGGCGAATGTAGTAGGGCTGTTTCTTTTTCGGGTCCGCTGGATCCTTTACCCACTCGAACCAGCCATCCGCCGCGACCAGCGTGCGGCCGGTAGCCCAGATGTCTCGAAAGAATCGGCTGGTCGCTGCCGTCTCGACTCGCGCATTGATCGCCGGCGGGCGTTTGCCCACAGCCCAAAACGGCTGATAGCCCCAGGGCAGCTTCGCCATGCGCAGGCCTGCATCCGTCTCGTAGAAAATCATCACTTTCGAGCGCGGCGCGACGTTGTAGCGGTTGATCGGCTCCGGGTCGATACCGCTGTCGATCGGCTTGTCATATCGCAGCGCTTCCAGGTATTCGATTGCCGTTCGGTACTGGCTAAAGCGTCCGCACATTTCCCCTCCAGCCTGCTATCGGATGGCTGCCTCTCTACATTGACCGCGTGCGGCGCTCGTTGTTTACTGTGTATATATACAGTAATCGCAGAGCAGTACCATGCGCGCCACCATCCTGGGCCAGCTTGGCCCGTCCCCTGTCTTTTCGCAGTACGTCGACACCCGTGTGCCGGCTGGTTTCCCGTCGCCGGCGGCCGATTACGAGGAGCTGACGCTCTCCATCGATGAGCTGATCGACTTACGCACGCCGCATGTCTATCTCGCCCGGGTCGAGGGCCCGAGCATGATCGGTGCAGGCATCTACGATGGCGATGTGCTGGTGATCAATCGGGCGCTGGAGGCGCGTTCAGGCCACATCGTGGTTGCCTACGTCGATGGCGGGATGACGGTCAAACGCCTGCAGGTGACGCCGGCCGGTGTCTGGCTGCAGCCTGAGAACCCTGATTATCGCGCGATCCCCGTGACCGAGTCCCTGCATGTCTGGGGTGTGGCCACGCACAATTTGCACCAGCTATGTTCGCGCTGATCGACTGCAACTCGTTCTATTGCTCATGCGAGCGGGTGTATCGGCCATGGCTCGACAGCGTGCCGGTGGTAGTGCTGAGCAATAACGATGGTTGCGTGATCGCCCGTACCCGCGAGGCCAAGCGCTTGGGCATTCCCATGGGGGCGCCTTATTTCCAGTGGCGTGACCAGCTGCGGGAGTGGGGGGTGGTGTGCTTTTCTTCCAACTATGAGCTCTACGGGCAGATGAGTGCCCGAGTGATGGCGACGCTGGAGGAAATCTTTCCCCGTATCGAGGTGTACAGCATCGATGAGGCGTTCGCGGACCTGGCCGGCATTCCCGGCGACCTGGTGCCGCTGGGCCGCGAGGCCAGGGAGCGGGTACTGCGCTGGACCGGTATACCGGTTGGCGTGGGCATCGGCCCGACGAAGACGCTGGCCAAGCTGGCGAACTGGGCGGCAAAGACCTGGCGCAAGTCGGGCGGGGTGATTGACCTGCGTGACCCTGAGCGGCGCGACAAGCTGTTGCGGATGACCGAGGTGAGCGAGGTGTGGGGCGTCGGCCGGCGGCTGACGGCGCGCCTTCGGCCATTGGGTATCAGTACTGCGTGGGATCTGGCGCAATACGACGCGGCATCGCTGCGGCGGCAGTTCAGCGTGGTGCTGGAAAAGACCGCTCGGGAGCTGCGTGGGGTCTCGTGTCTGGATCTGGAGGAAGCAGTGCCGCCTCGGCAGATGATCTGCTCCTCGAAAATGTTCGGTAGCCGCATGCGCGACATCGGGCCGATCCGCGAGGCCGTGGTGGCCTATGTAACCAAGGCCGCCGAAAAGCTACGGGCTCAGCAGAGCCTGGCCGGCTCGCTGCAGGTCGCGATCCGCACTGGCATGCACAACCCCAACCAGCCGCGCTACGCCAATGCCATCAATTGCCCTCTGCCTTACCCGACTGACGACACTCGTGTGCTCGCCGCAGCGGCGGTGCGTGGCCTAGAGGCAATCTTCCGGTCAGGGTACGCCTACAGCAAGGCCGAGGTGCTGCTGATGGATCTGCGGCAGCGAGGTGAGTTCACCGGCGATCTGTTCGCCGAAGCCCCTCGGCCAGGCGCCGATCGGCTGATGGCCGTGGTCGACAGGATCAATGCCCGCGAGGGCAGGGGAACAGTTCGGCTCGGGCGCATTCCGGCTACTCAGGAATGGGCGATGAAGCGGGAGATGATGAGCCAGCGGTATACGACGCGGTGGGATGAACTGATGGTGGTTCGGTAGCTGAGTGCTACAAAAGTGCTACGCAGAATTTTCGAGTAGCAATAAGGGTATGATTTAAAAAGAAATATTCTAACGCGCTGTCCAGTCCATCATCGGCGCCACGCTGAAGCGGCGGGAAGGCGAGGGGCGCCTGATGGCGGCGAGCGGTTGGCTTTGCGGTTGCATGTTCGATATCTGGGTCTACAGCAAGGGGCGGCATTGTATTCGATCAGCGCCGCCAGTTGCCGGCGCGCGACGAACGCAGGCGCAATTTGCCGATCCACTCAGCGCTTCATATCGAGGGCGGGCCACCCAAAACACAGCAAATCCCAAGGCTGTGGGTGCTCCGTCTGCAAGACAGCCAGAAATGAAAAAGCCGTTCAACCTCGCGGTCGAACGGCCTCTTGCGTGCATCGGCAAACGGATTCCGTCAGCCGGTTGCGCCTTCGCTTAACGGCTCAGGTTGTAATCCGCTGCGGCACCGGTGCCGACGATGCTGGCCGACGGCAACAGCTGGCTGATGAAGCGGTTCCAGCGGGTGATATTGGCCGGCCCGACGAACACCACGTCCTGCGGCTGCAGCGGGAAGTGCTTGGCCAGCGCGAAGGCCGTCGGTGACTTGGCATTCAGCTGGAACACCTTGGCGGTTTCCGTGGCGATGTTCTCGGCACCGCGGATCACGTAGACCGCTTCGCCATCGGCTGTTTCCTGGCGGATGCCGCCGGCCGAGCCGATCGCGTCCATCAGATTGAGGCTGGTGGTCTTGAAGGTCATGGCCTGGGGTAGGGTGACTTCGCCCAGAACATACACCTTCTTCTGATCGTTGTAGGGCAGGTGCAGCTGGTCGCCGTCCTTCAGGTAGACCTGATGCAGCCAGGAGTCAGGACGGTTCAGATCATCGAGGTTCAGCAGGTACTCGCGGCCATCGCGCTTAAGCGTCAGGCTGGTGAGGTCGGCGTTCTCGGTGTCGACGCTGGCCTGACCTATGGCTTGCACGATAGTCATGGGGGCGGTGGTTACCGGCACTTCGCCCGCGGTGTTGAATGCCCCGGAAAGCACGATACGCTGGCTGCCGAAACGCAGCAGGCTGACATCCACCTGCGGGGTGTCGATGTAGTTGGCCAGGCGTCGCGCGATGGTGGCGCGCAGTTCCTCGATGGTCAGGCCGGCTGCGTTGACGTTGCCAATGTAGGGATAGAACAGCGTGCCGTCGGGCCGTACCAGGCGGCCGTTGGCGTCGAGCTGCTGCTGAGGGCCGGACGGAGCGGTCAGTTCGGGGTGATCCCAGACGGTGATGTAGAGCAGGTCGTTGGCGCCGATGCGGTAGGCGGTGGGTTTGAAGTCGAGCAGTTCC